TGCGAGCTGGATGTCTTCTGTAACGTATGGTGAATCCCCTCCACGCGTGTTGCCCTGACCCATTGAGGTAATCATCTTCTCATGAATAAGCGCTCTATACTCTTTCATGCACATCCCGCGATACACCTCACGAGGATTGCTTATCATCTTCGAAATCTTTATTGCTATCTTAAGCTCTTCGCCCTTAGGTTCAAACAACAAGTAATCAAAAACTGTTTTAGCTTCTCGTAAATATGTTAGAAAGTTTTTCATTAGTTAAATTCAATTCCAACCTTTTAAAATGTCCGGCGAGAAGTTAAGATATGAAAAGTTTAGTCTATCAACCAACTTAACAGCATTACCTTTTTGATCAATAGCAACATATCCTTCGGGCTCAGTCACTTTATATGTACCATCCTGCATTTTAACAAACGTTGATGTCTGTTGAATCTCGTTCATCTTGTTGACGATATACATTTTAGCATCGACGATAGCGTTCTGCAATTGAAATAACTTGTCAAGCTCAGCCATGTTTTTCTTAGAGAAGAAAGCCATAAACTCGTCGTGTTTAGCCTGCACTGAAATTTTGCCTTTTTCTGATTTACGCTTTTCGATTTCAGCTGCTGCTCGAGCGTTAAACCAATCAATGAGGTTTGAAACATGCCGCGATGTATTACCAATTCGCTCTCCCTTTCGAACGAGTGTATTGTTATACTGCTCGATTAGACGGGCGAGTGCTGGATCATTTTCTAGATCCTTGAGAATGCTGCTAGATAACTTTTGGAATATCTTGCCTGCATTTGAAAGAATCTTTGTTACTGCATCGGAATCCTTCTTTGTAAATGTTGCTGTACCAGAAAGATCGTGGTACTCGGCATCTTGCATCCACACCGTAGGTTTCTGCATAATACCTGATAGGTTAACTTTATATGAAGCCTTCATGTTATCAAGAGATGGTCCTGTATAAGTCGTATGGAATACCACACCAATATTAGCCTTCTTGATCTTATTAGCTAGATCTGAGCCTACAGGTACTGCATATACAATCGTATTGGGCTGGAAGGTGATATACTTCTCTCCACCAATCGTCTCGGTTGTCAGGTCACTCTTGGTGAACATTAAATCCCCTTGGATTATATTCACTATACCCGTATCCTTAAGTTCATTGAAGGCCGTCTTGAGCTTCTCTGCCAAATCACCCGATGTATCAGCATCAATGTCTTCTACAGATTTATACACCTTTGGATTCTTAGCAAATAGTCCTTTCTTCGCAATAAAAAATTTGTTATCTGCGGGATCCTCTCCAACAAAAATTGCCGGCGCGCCGTCCCATTTAACCGTGCGGTTAATAGGTGATGTGGCGTTACCTGCCATTGTATCGCGGATTCCCCGAAGCATGTTAATAGCGTTGCGTACACCACCGACTCCACCATAAAGCACGAGGTCATCAATGTGTGTCATATGGGTGTTTTTACCGTCGGCATACGCCTCGGCTAAGTATTCTCTAAATGATTGCATATTATTTCCTTAATGAAATAGCGCCTTGAGTTCAGGACGCATTGTAGCCATGATTGAAGGTGAACTTCTAAAGTTACCTTTATAACGCATAACGATATCTAATAGAGGAGTTCCACCGACCGTCAAAATATATGTTAACGTTGCCGATGTTGCTCCAGCCTGAAATGCCTGCTTAACCTTGGGGTTTTGCTTCATTTCAATTTTACCTTTGCTAAGTAAGTCGTCAAGAACAGTCGTCATCGTGTTAACGTCTTTATACTCGCCCTTTTCAATAACCGGGCCACTCTTAAGATATCGACCGATGCCTGTAACTAGAGCAAAATCAAAGTTAACCTCTTTAAGATCCTTCAGCTCAGATTTGAAGATTAGTTTAATAAGACTTTCGGCAAATGGTTTAGCTTGAGCTTTAAACAATTCATCAATCGTTTTTAACACACTCTTCTGCGATTTGAGAGCAGCATTAATTAAACGATTATCAAGCGCATTCACGAATGTCTTCCATGGACGCTTAGCGCCTGAACCAATGAGCTCTGTAAGCGCAGCAGCTTTACCCTTTTTAAGAATTGTTTGTAATTCTTTTTGAATCGCTGGTTGGAATTCATTTACATTATCAATGATCATTCCTGAATAGAACTTGCCAATTTGATCATCCAATTTATCCAACGCCATTCGTTGTTCTGCATTAGGGTTGTCATCCATCTCGTTAAGAGCCGCGGCTAATCCAGTGAATCCTTTATTAATAAGCGTGGGATCGGCAGCGTTACCAGAGCCCTTCTTTTTTAATGATACACCAAGAAAGTTTTTACCCTTTTTGATAATGTAATCTGAAGAGTTAAAATCCTTCATTCCATACTTGGAAACTTGGAACTGCTTAACGTCATCGTCCCAAGCTTGGCCGGTAAGATATACTGTATCAGCACCTTGATACATAGAAGGAATCGTTGCCGCCGCTGATATAGCAGCACAAAGGTTTCCATAATCAGCCGCCATTCCGGAAATCTGACCCGCCGTAGCGCCTTTAACTTTGCCGCTCTTTACAACCTTTTGTAATTCAGCGATGATAGTATCTAGTTCTTCAGGCGTTTTTGGATCGGGCACTGACGACAACAGTGCGATGGCTGCTGAGAATAATTCGTTTGGATCGCCATCAGACTTGAATCCTGCAGCGGGACGGTTTTGGATGTATACTGACTTCTTAATATCGGGATGAGTGAGCGCAAGGTCTTTACCAATACGATCAGGCTTGGTGACCTTGCCGAGTTTCCACTTTTCATCCGCCTTTACAATTTCTTCAGCTTTAGATACATAGGAGGTGCGTAAATGTCCTGGTATATACTGATCAACATAGATTGTTTTACTATTTGTTTTAGAGTTGATTGAACTTTCGGTAACATCTACAGACTGAATTCCAGTATCCAGCTTTTCTAGAAATTGGATTGTGATTATCTCTGCATCAGTTTGTGGCGGCCGAACAGCTTCATTTAGATGAAGATAGTCGATAAAATTAAGCATAAAAATCCTTGTGATTAGCTATTCTATAGTATTTATATAGGTTTAGGTCTCTATAGCTGCGTGGGTGAATAAGTCTTTTTTGTAAACCTTAATCAATCGACTAAAATCAGATGACTCTTTAACTTCGCCACGATGCGAAATAACCACAATATTACTGTCAGCTTCAAGCGTGTCAAATACTGTCTTTAATGCGTTCAACCCAGGTTCGTCAAGTGATGCGTCCATGATCTCATCAAGAATAAGCAAGTTGACGTCAGTGCTATGCTTCAATTTAGCAATACGTCTCCATGTAAACATTAACGCTAAATCAATCCGCGCCTTTTCACCTTCTGAGAAGGATGCGTATGAAAAATCATCGCGGTGGCGTGATCTAATCTTTTCATTGAAATTCTCATCAATGGTAAACGATACGAAAAAGTCAAACAACTGGAGATATTCATTGATCATACGATTCATTGCAGGAAGGTACTGCTTAATGATCTTGGTTTTAATTCCAGTATCCTTAAGCAATTCATCACACATACTTTGATAGCGTATACCTTCGAGATGCTTTGTACGTATATCTCGTTTCTCATTTAACTCGACCAATAGACTAGTAAGATGCTCTTTGGCGTGAATCAGTCTATTTTCACTATGCGTTTCATTAATTGAATCGAGCTTAGCAAGCTTTTCAGCTTCTTTTGTTTGAATCAAACGCTGAAGATACGAAATATCACCGTGTAGTTTATTACGCTCAGTTTGAATATCAATAGCAGTCTGATAATTCTTTTCGATTTCAACAACTTTAGCTTTAAGTGCAGCATAACCATCGCTGACATTACTAATCTTGTGAGTCAGACTGTCAATCATTTTCTGCTTGGTTTTCATTGTAATAGTCTGAGAACACGAAGGACACACATCATGTTCTTTGAAAAACTCTGCACTTGCCGAAAGGCGTTTTATCTTCCCGCTAGTACTAGCCTCGTATTGGCGTATTAGGTCGCGCTGCTTGCGAGTTTCCTTAACATTTAACGTTTCAAGCTCACCAAGCGTATAAGAAATGTCTTCAATTTTAATTCCCAAATCAACAATTTCTTGATCGATGACGTTAATCTCAGTTTCAATACGATCGCGGTTATTATCTGTAATAGATGTAATATCATTGATGTGCTCTTTTTGTAATTCAATCTTTGATTCAATTACGTCACATTCGCGATCAAGGGTTGCAAGGGTTTCCTTAGTGGCCGCCTTTTCATCACGCAAGACACTATTCATTTTCGAAAAGATACTAATGTCTAGCAAATCCTCAATAACACCACGACGATGATACGGCGCTAATTGCATAAATGGAATAAATGATGAAGATCCAAGCACTACAATTTGATGAAACGAACGATGATTCAACTTAAGAATGCTATTCTCTAGAACCTTCTGATAATCACGTGAATGCGATTGTTGGTTAATCATAACACCATTTTTGAATATTTCAAAAATGTTGGGTTTGATCCCACGACGAACGCAATACTTAGTTGTGCCAATGCTGAATTCAATTTCAACAAGCGTGTCTTTACCGTTTACAGAGTTAACTAATTGTGGCTTGTTAATATCACGATGCGGTTTACCAAATAATCCAAATGACAATGCGTCCAGTAAAATAGATTTACCTTCCCCATTGGCTCCAACAATTAAAGTCGTAGGTGAAGTATTAAGTTCAATTTCAACTGGCTTATCACCAGTGCTTAAAAAGTTAGAATAAGTAATCTTCTTAAAGACTATCATATTACTGTCTCCAACATTGATGCTTCTGCATAAAGGTGCTGCAACATGGTTTTTAGTTTATCCTTATCAAGAGGAGTCGAAAGTGTATTATCGACGTAATCATCTATAAGCGTCGATGTGTCTTCAATTGCTTCAATGTTTTCTTCAGCTTCAATTGATGAACCAACGTCAAAGTTTTCAATAACCGAAAGATCAAATGGATTCTTCTGTTGAATCTGATTAATGAACTGATCAAAAATATGATAGTTGTTTTTTTTCTGCACAACAACTCTAACAAACGTATCAGTAATATTGCTGATATCGGCGTTAGCTAAAATGTCTTCAATCGACTCAGCATCTGTATCATTGTAATAGAAACGATAATACAAATAATTAGTGTTCTGCACGGCGTGCACGTCTCGCGATACAGTATCTAGCACGTGGAAGAATTTGCCATCATCAACATCACTCCAATTGAATTCGTACTGAGATCCCAAATACATTACATTTTGATGGGTGCCCCGTGTATGATAATGACCAGATAACACTAAATCGTATTGAGAAAATACTGAAAGGTTCTCACCCTGTGATTTAATATTTGAATTTGCTATGTACTTGAATCCAGCAACTTCAAAGTGGCCGGCAAGTATTGGACATGTAGAATTAGCAATGAAGTGGAGTGAGTCGCTATAGTTCGTATTATTGATCCATGGAACAAGACCAACATCAACGCCATCATAATCGATAATAGTAGGTTCCATGTGCAGTGTAACACAATCAGAATAATGCTTTAGCACTTCAACCAATGAACAAAGGTCATTGGTATTACGAAAAAATGTATCGTGATTTCCAGGAATAACATGCATATGCATATTATTTTCTGCAAGTTTTTCCAAGAATTGTTCACGAACAAAACGTAATGTCTTAATTGATATTTGACGTCTATTATCAAACATGTCACCAAGATGAAGTATTTCTGTGATACCATGTTCTTTACAATATGGAAAGAAAACGTTTCTATAAAACAAACTTTGATAGTTCATATAATGTGATGAACCGTTTTTATACCCAAAGTGTGTGTCATTAAGGATTGCTATTTTCAAAGTATCACCAGTTTTCGTGCCGCGTCCGCATTCTCTCAACTATACCATTGGCTTCGTTGTTATAGCTATCATTCTGCATAAATTGATCAATACCAGAATTACTAATGACGCGTTCTTTAATTTCCTGCTGGCGCTTCTCTTTAGCTATACGGCGCAGAAATGCAAAGTAAATGATTTGAGTAAAATATCCAAAAGCATTTGGTGCACCGCCTCGTGTTTTTGCCTTAGGGTTATAGTTACCAACGGCTTTCACACAATTCTCAACACCATCCATCACCATATCTTGACGATACGAATAAGAATAAAAGCATGGTTTGTGGGATAAACCTTCGGCCATCCTCAAAAAACACTCTGCTACATAATCTGGCATAGGCGTGTCTCGGTCCTTGCGTAAAGTATATTCAACTACAGCCGCAGTAAAATCCTTGTTACTGACGTAGTGCTCTGGAGCTCGTCTAGTTCGTGTTTGTTTCATATTAGCCAATCTGTTTAATTGATAGATCTATACTACCATAATTTAAAGGGTTTGTACACAACTTTGTGTTGTTAACATATTGTGTAAAAATAAAAGTGTACAAGCTTATTCGAGTATGGTATAATCCTATCTAAGTTAATCGAACAAACAAAGCCAGTTGGAGTTTTAATATCTAAATCTCGTCAGGCTTCCATTTGAATCTATTTAACCACTCTAATCCATCATCGATAGATGATGAGTTCCTAGACCTGTTATTAGTCTTCTTACAGTTATATTTGGGTACGGTTTTACCCATTCGTTCAGCATTGTCTTCTATGATGGACTTACCGAATTTAATAAAGATTGATAGTGAAGGCTTATATGCAGTTAAGATATCATCTCCAGTAATAGGTACTAAAGGAAGATCTGCGCCTACAGCCCATTGAGTCATGAATGTGTGTAAGGTATCGTCGGCAACAACCTGATGCAGAACGTATGGATATTGCAGAATATAGAAATCTTCGTGCTCACCTTCATTCAATATAGCGATTATAGTTTCCCCAGTTGTTAACTTAAGAATTTGAGTTCTTTGATAGAACTCTGACTTTTTGATATCGGGATCACTACTAGTATCTTCTTGTATATAATACATAATTCACTGTCTCTTATACTATTTATAACTTAAATGAGAACATGGCGTGATCAAACTTCTCTCGCATATATAACTTCATTCGTTCAAGACCATGTTTCAAAGCAAAGTTCTTCTTTGACTTGCCATCTGTAATATCATCAATAATGTCATATACCCGCAGAATTGAATTCTCTCCATGTTTCCTGAGGCCTCGGCCGATGGATTGTAAAACTCTAATAACGGATTTTGTTGGACTTGCTAAAATGATGTTGTGTAGATTCTTAATGTTCACACCTGTTGAGAACGTACCCATTGAAGCTACCAGTATTGCATTACTCTCCGTTTCCATTATTTTACGGATATATTCGCGGCTAGCAGTATCAATAGCCCCCGATATAAAGAACGTGGTACGGCCTGAGTCACCCAATAGTTGTTTTAACTTCTCAAATAATGGTATACCATGGGTGTCCACATAGTTGTACAGGATGAGGGTATTTTTCTTCTGTGCTATAGCTAACCTGCATATAAATTCATTACGCCTATCATTTGAAACAAGGTATGCCATTTCGTCCGGATAACTAGATACCTCACGTCTAAAATCCTTAGCATCTTGGGATGAGTATTCTAAACGGAGCAAATTTATCTTAGTCTTTGACAAGGTATCAGCATCAATTAGCTTCTTCGTCGTAGTAGCTTTAAACACATCACCAAATAATCCCTGTAACACTAGCTTATGCGTTTCACTATTATCTAATGTTCCTGTTGTACCAATACGATGTGTTGCGTTTACACATTTATCCATGACGCTTGTAATCGACTTGGCCTTGGCTAGATGTGCTTCATCACAAATAACAGTGCCAAATGGTTCAAACCACCCACGACCAAGACGGAATATCGATTGCCATGTAGTAATAACAATAGGTTTGTCACTAAGCTTTTCATGCCCTGAATAAATTTTATGTACATAGTCATCAGTTGACCAACCATTATTAATTGAATAATCAGCAAAATCGGAAGTCATTTGCTCAACTAATGATGTTGTAGGCACAATGATAAGAGTCTTCTGTTCAAGCACGGTTTGACTATATAACGCAGTAAGGTAAATAACTAATGATTTGCCAGAACCTGTAGGCGATACAATAACATGTCTTTGATTCTGTATAATCTTGCGGAATGTCTCGAGTTGGTAATCCCTCAACACAAAAGGAATATCTATACACTCAAGAAATTTCTTGCACTGCTCGATGTCAACCGACGTAGGTTTTACAGACTCTTCTAAAGTAATATCGTAGTTGCTTTGTTTTGCAAACTTCAATAAATCTGTTACGAGTCCGTGCGGTAATACTTGATTACGCGTGTCAAGCAGACGGAGTTTTCCGTCCCAAAGACCATTGCGGTACTTTGGCATGAAACGATAGTTTGGAACGAAGAACGTATATCTATCGTTTATCTCGTGTAGAATCCCTCGATCGCATTGGATCCTTACATGGGATTCATTCATTTTTTCAACGTGTATGTCACTCACTAGATACCAGATTGAAACTTTCTAAACTCAATAATATTTTTGATCGCGCTGTGTCTCCAACGCAAAACACCGAGTATTTCTTCGATTGCTTCTGTCGTAATCTTTGAATACTCAATTTTCAGTTGAAGCGCTTGTACGTCTGAATCTGAATCGATGTAAATACTAAGTTCAGATTTCATTGGCTTAGAGCATCCATTGAAAGGATCGTATGGCCAACCATAAGCATCCATTTCGTCTTGAGTCATCTTGCCAGTGTAGTACCGCCATTTATCCTTTTTCATTTGCGAAAGCTTTAACTCACGCCTTTTTAACAGCATCCTTGATGCGTCAAATAATGATAGATATTTTGCGTGTAGTTTCGACGTATCAATAGACGCTGAATCGAGCTCGACTTTGTCAATGATAGCGTCATTTTCCCACATTTTGTGAATCGTATCTAAGTCAATCATAATGTAATTACCTCACTGTTATACTATTTCAAAGCTTTGATATGCGAACTCAACACTGCATGTCAGATATTCTAGATCTGTAATTTGTGTATTGAATTCTAAACCAGTCAAACTGGAAGGAATGACATTATGAAAAAGCACCTGTTTATTCGTAGTATTTCTATTTGTAAGAATACTTAATGTCATGTCACGCCATATCAATTCGTTTGAGTGCGCGTTGTTGTATATCCAATTGAAGAGCTCGATATAGTTACGAAGTTTGTCGTCAACTAGAAACGTCACCGGCAAAGGCTGATAAGAAATTGTATCACCTGGAATAGGCGTTCTTCCATTTCTAAAAGAGGCCTCGATTGATTCTAGAGTTATAGAAGGCAATTCAGCTGCTATACAAAAATACTCAAGTCCCTTAAACTCTTCCGAATTGATAGTCAAACGAAAACCAGTCGGGGATAACATCGCACTGCTATTAATTTCTTCTGCCATATAGTTATTTATACAAAAAAAGAAGAGCAGAGAATTTCTTCTCTGCTCTTCTAGGGGAGGTTAAACTATCGCTTAGATAGAAGAAACCGTGAAGCGGCGGAAGTACACGTTAGACGCGGCCGTTCCGAACTCATCAGTTCCTGCACCAACCACAAATGGGTTAGCGGTCATACCATAGCGAGTCTTGAATCCGATACGAGGTTGGAAATCATCTTCACCAATCGCGCGCATCATTGTCAAAGGAACGTATGGGCAGTAGAACACACCGGCATCGTAGGCATTTGAGCCACGATAAACAACTGTGATATACTCAGCAGCAGCAAACGGGTCAACAAAGACCTTCATGCGGCCGTTCAACGTACCAGCAAACAAGTTACCGGTAACATCGACCTGCAGATCAGCTGCAAGCTGTGGGTTATGCTCAAGCATACCAGATGCACCCAAGGCAGATGCAATGTTTGCAGAGCAGATTACCACATTACCCTTACCACGGCGAGTCGTAAGTGCGATAGCGTTAGCCTGGCGCTCGATCTCTTGGATAAGGTTCTTGTACTTCTCAACAGCCCAACGGCCATCGTTAACTGCCATGTCATAGTCGCCCGATACCATCAATGTTCCGCGGTCAGCAGGAACAACAGCGGCAATGTTAACACCATCGATCATTTCACGATTGATTTCGTTAATGATTTCGCTTGAAAGGATGGATGCCAGTTCAGACTCTGCATCGAGACCATGAACAGCCTTCAAATCCTGAGCAAGCTCAGTGGTATAACGAGCACGAAGAGCGCGGGACTTAACACCCACGGTCTGCTTCTCGATTGAGAATCCCATCTCACCAAAACCGCCTGGGTTCCGGACAGCATCGCGGGTACCTTCAAGTGCTTCAGCCTGAGTAGTTGTCAAACGACCTGAGAAGGCAGTATCAACATAATCATGCAGAGCTTCACGTGAAGTTTCAACAGCATCGGTGGTCGTGTTGTATTCAGACTTCATTGCGAAGATAAGACCAGTAGGTCCTGTCATTGGCTGAACACCAGCAACATCATAAGCGATGATGTTAGGCATTGCACGGCGAACAAGGCTAATCAGAACTGGATCGTATGTAGCAACCTTACCAGCAGCAACATTCATCTCAGCTTCCGAAAGGAATCCGCTCATTGATGTGGTCTGTTCGCGATTCGCGATTTCCTGATTCTCGAGCAAGCGAGCCGTAACTGACTTACGCAGAGGATCGGTGATTGGAGCGCAGTCTTCGTGTTCTAGAACTGCTTGCCATTTCTTAACTAGTTGGTCGGTATTAAACATTTTTTGTTTCCTAATTTGTGATTACGTAATTATTTATAAATTACGCTGTTTTCGAGTGTCGGCTAATCGCCTTTACATATCTTCCCATAACAGAATTTTCGTCACTATCGTCTGGCGTCTCTTCTTCTACAATAGTAGAACGAATAGTCACCTCTTTTGAAGGAGCCTTATCAGCATCTTCAGTAATTTCACTTTGCCCATTATTAAAGTAAGTTTCTTTGATGATGCCGACCTGCTCTGCAAAGCTAGTCTCATCTTCAAAATCAAATTTTGATGTCAACTTCGTTAGTCGCTCAATTTCAGTCTGGCACAAACCATCGGAAGCTTCAGCAATAACGGCATTGCGCTTTGCTTGCTTCAATTCAGTAGTGGCTTCAATCAAAGCAGTTTGAGCTTCTTCGAGCTTCGTATTCACTGCTGCCGTTTGATTTAGCAAATCATTATACATATCCAATTTGCCTTCAGGAATTTCAGCATAGTGATCTTCAAACACTGTCTTGAGCTGTGTCATGAAAGATTCTGCAACTTCAGTCTTAAGCTGAGCTTCAATTGAATCGCTATGGGTTTCAGCATACTGCTCAAGAGCATATGTAAGGTAGCCATCAAGCTTCTTAGCGATGCGGTTAATTTCCTCTTCAATCTTGTCAGCGATAATCAATTGTACCTCTTCGCGAAGAGTAGCAACTTCATCAATCATGCGAGCGCTTACAGCAGCTTCAAAAATAGTAGCAGCCTTAGACTTAAATTCTTCAGACAATGAATCATCACTTGCAACGAGCTCGTCAATTGATTCACCCGACTCAGATATTTTCACAGAATTAAGATGTGTATCAGCAGCAGCTTTGACCTTAGCAATAGCAGCTTCTTCCATGTCCTTCTTATCAGAATCTTCCTCGTCGTCCTTCTTATCAGAATCTTCCTCGTCGTCCTTCTTATCAGGATCTTCCTCTTCAGATTTAGACTTCTTGGATTCTTCCATGTCCTCGTCGTCCTTCTTATCAGGATCTTCCTCGTCGTCCTTCTTATCAGGATCTTCCTCTTCAGATTTAGACTTAGACTTCTTGGCTTCTTCCATGTCCTTCTTATCAGGATCTTCCTCGTCGTCCTTTTTCGGAGCCTTTTCTTCAGCTTCCTTTTTAGCTTTCTTCACAGCTTCAGTTACAGCAATTTCCTCTTCAGTTTCCGCGGTATTTGTCTTCTTAAGATCTTTCATATCCTTTTCCTTATTGTCTGATTTCTCAATGACCAGATAAACCTCGCCATTTGTATCTTCAACGCCTTCGATAGCATAAAAGAATACATCAATATCATCATATGCGTATACTGATGTTTCGCCATCATCGTTAAATTTAATTGCAACAGCATTATCATTTGCCTTCATGTCGCCGTTAGCCATGGCTTCCCTTGCTGCGCCAGAACTATCATACCGCATCAGCTGCGATACCTTTCCAGTATCAATAACGGTTGCTTCTGGTTTATGCTTAGCAGCATCAAGCACCTTATCGCCTGCTTTGATTTTTGCAAAGGCTTTTATTTTTTCTTGTAAATTCATTGAGACTTTCTGTTAAGCTATTCTTATTTATACTTTTATTTAGTTTGAAGCATGCGCATAAATCGATTCCACGATTCAACTTGAGCTTCAGCTAGTTGTGCAGATGGTGTTTTGTGAATGCGCTTTCTAACGTCGTCAGCAAATTGTTCAAATGTGCCATCATCGTTCTTTACCCACTCAACACCTTCCATGATACCATTCACAAAAGCCTGAGGAGCAGATGGATTCTGAACAATATCAACAGTGCTTAGAATATATCCTTCGCTAACGTATGAAACACCGCTCTTTTCCTTAACCGATCCCATACCACGACTAGATACGGCTAATTGCACTCCTCCGTCTAATAAACCTTTAACAATTTGGCCCATAGGAGTATTCAATACTTCGGCGCGCCCAACAACATTATTGCCTTCAAAGACGAGTGACGTGATTTTGTGAGATACCTTGTCTAGATTGACTGAGGGACCCTCTGGATGATTTAGTTCTCCGACAGCACGGTTTGTATTAACCTGTTCCCGTACGTACACTTCTACAGCCGATTCAAGAACATTCTTAGGGTATACACGCCGATTACGGTTAACCTCTTCAGCCTGCATAAAAACACCTTGAAGTACCGAAGCCTTTGAACCATCCTTCTTTGCTTCACTCAGATATTCTAGATCGTCAACATATTCGGTAATTAACTTCATTACTTTACAGCCTCTTCTTGGTTTAGCATTTTCCGCGCGACAGCTACTCGACGATTGTCTTTAATAGCTGTCATGCGTTGATCCGCCATCTTATGGAATATCACATTTGCGTGTTGGGTATTATCTTTGAGTACGAAATCAATCATACCTCTCATTGGTGTTGTCATAATTACCATCCTTTATCTCCGGCATCATCGCCGTCTGTTGGTGCTGCCGCAGCTTCTTTTTTCATTTGAGCTTTACGCTCTTTAATTTCGTCATCAGTTAGGAATAGCACATTCTTAAAAACCCACTCCTCTGAGAAGTATTTGCCAACGTAGTCCTGTATATCTCTAAGGATTGTAAGCTTATCCTGAAGAACTTCAAACTCTTTAGCCTGATAGAAATGATTGTCCTGAATAAAATCTATAATCAGATGTTGCTCAAATTTCTTCCATTCAGTCTCTGTCATTATCGATTTCAATCGAACTTGCTGCTTGAGCATATTAATAAAGAGGAATGCGAATTTGCTACGTAGACGATTAATAAACTTTTGGAATTTCACTTCATCGCGGGTAATCTCAGTTGCTCTACCAGATCCACCATTAAATCCAGCATCAGGATCCAGACGTGTTTGAGGAACATTTAGTGAACGATATAAATTATTCTTAAAGTAAATAATATCGTCAATGGAACCGAGGTTATCTCCACCCGGAAGTGTACTAATCTCTGTACTATTACTACCTTCACGACGAGGAATCCAGAAATCCTCAAGCATACTCATATGACGACGGCTGTCTTTAATTTCACCAGTCTGAACATCATACGTAATTTTATTACGATACTTCGACATAATCTGCCGGAAGTATTCTTCTGCTTTACCACGAGGTAGGTTGCCTGTATCAACATAAAAAATTCTGCGTTCAGGTGCACGTGCGATTCTATAGATAACTAGTGAATCTTCCATTGTACGCAATTGGTTAACAACCTTCAATGCCTTATGCAAATGCGAAAGACGTAATCGGCGTTTAGAATCAAGTATACCACTATTGACTTCAATGATTGCGTCCTTCGCAATCTTAACGCCAGTGGCTGTAACAGCTGTTGTATTGATAAGATCTGTGTTTTGATACATGAAAAACTCTTCAACGGTCTCAGATATCTTTACACCGGTTCGCTTATCAAATGATTCTTTTACTTCCTTAACACGCTTTAATCGTGTAGGATCAATAAGTCGTGCTTCAAAAATGCCATCGCCCGGTTTGTCGCGATCAACAACGATATGATAATATAGTCTTCCATCGATATACCACCTACGGAAAATATCATATCCAGATTTTGCAAAATCTAAAAGTGAAAGGACTTTATCGAATTCATCGTATACCTTCTCAATGATGGCCGCGCTGAATCCACTTTCGGCTGTTGCAATAATAAGCTTAACAGGTGGGCCCATTTCGGGAGATGCGATAGCTTCGTTTACAATATCAGAAATAGCAGCATCCACTTCAGCATGTTGCGCTGCGCCTCGATACTTGTAAATAAGATCAACTTCTGACTGAGCTGTACTATCAATTCCGCCTATATCATAGTAATGTCCAATATGACCTCCGGCGCCAACCGTAGTCACATCGCTTTCCTCCTCATCCTTTGGGACAGGAGAAATCAATTCGCGTTCTGGTTCCTTGTTCGCATCTTTTTGCTTTGAGAACCATTGGGCAATTTCACTGCCAAACGCCATAAATCCGGATTTTTCTTTTTCTGTTGCCATATTGTTATTTATATCGAAGAAAAGAAAGCCCTAGAGTGTTCTAGGGCTTTCTTTAATAATCGTGTTATTAGCTAGTTGTATCGGATGTCCAATACTGATACGCGAACTCAACAGTGAATTCTTCAATCGTATCATTATTGTCATACGCCACATCAACACCAGAAATATTAATTGGGAAAGCCCCTTCAATAGTATAGGTCTTGATGATCGCGTTCGTACGATCAAGCTGGTTAACAATGATCTGTGCCTGATAAGCAGTAGGACTTAGATCCGACTGCAAACCTGAAGCATGCGCGTTGATAGCGTTTAGCCAAGTCTCAAATCCATTACGGATCTGGAACTCTTGGTCGTTATACAACGTTGCTGTCCAGTTTTCGAATGTACGATCGCCCGCCACGCGCAGTTGACGTCCACGGAAAGGTACATCAATCTGTCCAATCACTGAAGATGGAAGCGATGCAGCTTTGCACATGAATGTCGTCAATTCGCTAGGAATCGACGCCACAGATGGTGAGTTAATGATGCAGGAATACAGGTTGCCCCGTACTCCGCCACCAGTTAGTTTGGCCTTGAAATCGTCTATTGCTAAAGACATTTTCTATTTCTCCTTTTGGTTAAAACTTACCAATAACTTCGCTGAACTCTACACCAGTACGTGTTGCCACGAAGTTCAAGGTGATGAAGTTAATAGCGCGAGCTGGCTTGATATAGATATCCGCGATGAAGCGGTTCGAGTCAATTACTTCGCCAGTATTGTTTGATCCGTCGCAAACAACAATGAAGTCAGTAATACCACGGCGGCCTTGAATATCACGAAGATAGGGGGCTACCATATTAACGAACTGAGCACGTGTGAATTCATCGTTGAACTCAAAGAGCTGATACTTCGCTGCAGTGGCAATTGCTTTTTCCAAAGTGATGAACAAACGGCGTACGTTGATTCGATCAAATGCAGATGGTTTAGCCTGTGCGGTCTTATCACCGTAAAGCATGATACCTTCACCTGGGAACGAAACAATTGGGTTGATGCGTGCTTTGTAAAGAGCATCGCGGTGAGCTTGCTGAGGATTGTAAGCAATCTTCGCAACACCCAACAACTGGCCGCGGTCGTAACCAGCCGGTGACCACCAGGGATCACGAACATCGTCTGTCCGAGCGCAGAGGCCTGCCATTGATCCACTACCAGGAACCCAGTAGTACTTGTCTTGGTACTTACTGTAAATATATAGAGGTGTTGAATCAAACACTACATAGTTACTTGAAGCCAAGCGATCAAACTTGCTAATGATATCATCCAACATCGCGTCATCATTTGAAAGTGATGCCACTTTGAGATCAGGTGAGATAAACACAACACAATCTTTCCGACCTTCTGCAAGGCGGATCAAACGGTTGGCAATCGTGATCTGGTCAGCATCATCGTTCTCAGCGAACAACAGATTGACATCCAATGTTTCAGCATCTGCGAAAAGTTCCAGTGCATCATAAACGTTACCGGCATCGTTGGTGCCGTTATTACCCAATGTGAGCGAGCCGATCCAGATTGATCCTATTAGATCAGTACCAGCCGAAATCGTCAAACCAGATAGATCAGCATTATCTGCACCAGTAACAATCTCACCAGCAACTGAATTGGCGATGATGTAGTTCGATCCGTTATTGATAACGTCGCGATAATACATGCTTCCACCTTCAGAATAGGTCGCACCAGGAATTACTGAGAGATTTTCCCAGCGTTCAAGGATTGTCCCAGGCGTTCCAGAGAATGAACCATCTTCGTCAATAACCAAAACGTGGATTTCGTCGTTAGCCACACCACGAAGTTCAGCCCATGCTGAAGTTCCTGGAGAACGTTCAAATGTGCTTTCAAAGTTCGCAGCTTGAGGCGGAACATATCCGAAACCATTATTAACCGTTGGGCAAAGAACCTCATCAGTCAAAGCGACCGTAAAGTTAGCGGCAGGATTGTAAGGTACACTATCCACTTCATCATTAGCACCCTCAGATGTTTCTGGGATAGATGGTGAGCTGAGTAGAAGATACTGACCTGGAGTTGCTGTTGCTTCAATATAGAATGAAGCAGCGCTATTTAGGATTTCGTTAACCCAGTCCAAAGATGAACGCACTTGACGTATAGCGATCTCAGAGTTATCTGCGATTGCATCACCTTCAATATCAAGAAGAACGGTTTCATCGCCTTCTGTCCCACCAATATAAATCTTGGTGATGTTATGGCGCGTATCAGATGTTGCAGAAAGAACCTGAACCTGAAGACTATTACCATATACACCAGGATAGCGAGCATAGAAATGATCGTTTAAATTAGCTGGTAGAAAATCCTTTTCAAAGTTTTCGATATTCTTAAAAAGATGTTCGTCGGTACCGTCGGTTGCGTTAACCGCATCTACACCAATCGCACGAGATACCAATAAGGTATTACCGTAACGTAGGAATGTGGATGCTGTCAAGAACGAGACGATGTTTTCTACTGATGGTGTGCCAAAGTAGTTAGCCATTTGTCCTTCATCTGAAAGATTGACTAAATCGCCAACCGGACCCCAATCGAAATGACCGGCGTAACCACCAATTGACGTTGATACGGCTGGAACGATACCAGTCAAATCAATTTCGTTTACTTCAACACCAGGCGATACTAAAAATGCCATTGTGTTTTCCTTTTGCTATGTTGTTAATTATAAGTTTCATGATAAGTAAATCGCTTTTTTATTCAATACAAATCTATTTATTAAAGTTAGATCTTTGACCACTCTTCCATCTCATCCCGAAGCTGTGTATATTCCTCTGGCAACGCATCCGAAATCAGATTTGTTTCGAATCCAAAATCCATGAGTTCGTCTTCCATTTCCTTCAAACGACCTGCAAATAGAAGCTGTTGAATATCTGTGGCATCATAATTTTCGTACTGTGTCGTCGACAGAAACCATGCGAACATTACTAATGACATTACCAAATCATCAAGCTTACCATCACGAGCTTCATAGGATGCGCCCCGTTCTTCAAAGTAACTCAATTCCATAATAGTTTTGGCATCTTGCAAATGCAGTTTTTCTTCTTCAACCAAATCCTTCAGTGTTGATACACCAATACGCTTTGTTCGTTTTGTCTGCGTAACACCAATACCACCCACTTTAATCGATGATTCAATGTAGGTATTTCCATATTCATAATCATAGTATACCGAATTGCATACAACTTGGCCGGGTCCATTGTTTTCAATTAGGACTAACGCTTCGTTATATTGCGTACATACTTTAACGATTACGTCTGGTAGAATGAGAGGCGATATTGTATTACTACTGTATGCAACAACTTGTTTAAATGGTCTCGCCGTTACATCGAAAATATTGAATGCAGAATCGTCTCTTCCGCGCCCTTGCGATACATCAACCGTTGCAATATAAACATGTCCTGGGACGGGCCGTTCATAGATACGTAAGGCATTATCGTATATTGTCTTTAGAGGTTCTGATGCTTTTAACATTAGCAAAGTACCTGCATCGATTAATGTTGATCCAGTACCAATAAACGAGTTATGAGATATAGCTCCATTGTCATGACAATACAGAGAATCAACGCCGACATTTATCGGATCATACATGGCATGAGTTTCATTTAGAAACTTTATGTCTTCAACTTGATGACAACCGATCATATCGCCAATGGCAAGATCTTTTGCAAACTTCACCTGCCCATCAACAATATAGCGATGCTTTAAAGCTGACTTTCGCGCAAGGCCTTTGCTAGTGGTGATCTGAACGCATTCATCGTGTGTATAACGTTTAATACCTTTAAACGGTTGAAATCCAGTAGGTGTTAAGATTGATAAATTGCTGGAAGAGGACATGCGCGTGATTTTCCTTTTAATATGTTCATAATAGTTGTTTTACTGACATTCCACATTTGAGCTGTTTGCTTAGCATAAAGACTAATGGCTGTCGGCATCCGCCACCTGTATTTGCGATACTGTTCAATTAAACCCTCAAGCGTAGTTTCTAATGCGAGTCTATTTATTTCAAAATCGCGCTTTATTTCTTCAACCTGCTCATCTGATAATTTTGGTTTGCGGAGTCTTTTTCCTTTACGAATATTAGACATATGCTGTTTATACTCTTCTCCGCCCCGCGACCAACCGAGTTTAGATCTTTTGCTTCTTAGCTCAAATCCCTCTCTTATAGCTCTAGCTTTAGCAGAGTGTTTCATCTTTCTTTTCGACTCGTCTGAATATGTATATCCTTTTCTGCCTAGTGTTTTGTTTAAACCATCGTTGTAAGTATTGAACTTCTCAACGCACACTGCTTTATGAATTTCAGCTTCTGCTCTAGACAAAAACGAATTAAGAATAAAAATTGAAAATCCACCTTTAAACCGCAGAGATCTTGAATGATCATACATTCGTTTATAAAAGCGCTTCTGCAGAGTAATTCCGACGTACTGCTGTGAGTCGGATGTCCTCGTTAAGAGATAAACCACATGTTCCTTTTCTTTGGAGACAATTGTGCAAATCACCGATTTTGATTGTGTAAACTTCATTAGCATTATTTATAAGAATGTCAATTTCGGAATTACTTTCTAGGCAATTACCATATTCTTGTTCAAAC